CTAATCCCTCAGCTTCTAAGTCTTTTACTTTTTCATCTAAGGATTTTTTCTTAGAAGCTGCTGTCTTACTAGGAACAATTCCCTCCATCTCCTCAGCAGTTGGCTCTGATCCAAGTAAAACCCTAAGGCATCTACCTCTTGATTTCTGTTCTGCTTTTTCTAGCCAATGATCCTCAGTAGAGTATTTGCTCCCATGCCCTGTGCATTTTGGAGAAACATTATCTTTTGTATAGAAGCTAGTTTTAAAAACAACCATCTTATCTGTTTTCTCAACTATCTCACTAACCAATCTACCCTCTGGATATTGTTCATTCATTTGTTTAATTAAGTCATCAACTCCAACATAATCCTCTAAGAATTTTGCTGCCATTATCAACCTCCTACTTTCTTTTTTCCTATATATTTCATATTGTTGCACCCATCAAAAGTGCAATTTCCCCAAGCTGCAGATTCAGCAACTTGAAAGCCCTGATTTGTATTTATAGAGTAATCATAAACTTCTGGATTATTTTGATTCCAATAAAGAAATCTATAATTCCAAGTGTGTTTATTTTCTCTAATCTCTGGATACATTAGAAAATGTTATCCTTACTAAGGATCTCTCCATTAAGTAATCTAGATTCAAAGTCATAATTTTTATTTATTAACTTTTCCTCAATAACCAAGCTCATATAAGCTAATCCACCTATTAAAGTAAATAAGCCAAGAGCTGTTAGAAATAATGTTATATAAAACATTTATACCTCCTAATCAACTTATACTTTTATAATTGTCTCATTTTATTGTCTCATTGTCAAGCATTAAAAGTAGAAAGTTTGAATTAATAAGCCCAAGCCCTTTTACTAGGCTTGGGCTATTTTAACAACTGTGTTGGTTATTGTTATAGGTGGAACTAACCCTGTGCCACTCCCTCCCAAAAACCAGAATGCCTAAATTTAGTAGCATTTAACATTGTGGAATAATAGGCTTTAACCCTAGTTCTTTTGAGGTGTAGCTAATCCTCTGATCTTGATTCCTAATCAACTAACTCTCTCTAAAAGCTACAGAGCAAGTTTGCTTGTGTTGTACATAATAAACTACAACAATGACAAATTTATGAGAAAGATTAAAAAATTATTATTTGTTCCAGAGCTTTGTTATAGTTAATAAAGAACAGGTAGAGCTTTTCATATACTCCCCTAAGTGTATGCAGTCCTAATCAACCTCCACCTGTTCAACAAAAAAGAGGAGATACAAATCTCCTCTTTTTTTATGCTACTTGTAACTAAAAGGAAATCAATTGCTTGATCCCTCTCTATAAGTCTAACTTATTTTTTTCTTTGCATAAGTCTTTATTACAGATAATGCTGCAGATCCACCTGCAATAAATGCAATCTGTAATCCTGAAGCATCAACTCCAACAATTGGGCTAATAGTTAAAGCTCCTAGAAAAGCCTGAACAAAAGTCCATCCTGCTCTTTCTAACATATCTTTCAATTCATCAGACATACTATTCCTCCTCTGATATTTTTGTTTGTACTTTCTTAAATTGTATGCACTTTTTATTGATGCAAACAAAAGCCTTATTAATTAATTCTAATTTTTCCATACAGGAATGACATTTTATAATCATTGTTATTTATTCAGCTTTGAAACCTTTTAGAATCCAAGTCTGCCTAAGAGCTTTTATTTCAGCTTGTAAATGTTTTATTTCATCTTTAATTTCATCTAAATCTTTTTTAATTGGATCTGCTAATACAACATAATCTTTTTGTTTATTATCTACAGGCTCTTGTACTTTTATAATCCACTCTCTTAAAAAATCATCTGGGCAATTTGTGGCTTTGAACTCACTATGAGGCTTAAGCTCTCCTCCTATTTCTTTCCATAATTCTTTTATTGTTTTTAATGCTTTGTTGCTAGGTGTATCATTTTCTCCTCCTAGCCAACACACAGAATAATATTGCTTATTACCATCATTAGTTCCCTGTGATGCAGGTCTATTTCCAAACCCTCTACCTACATAAAGATTTCCTGAATCTCCAACCAAGAAACTATAAGCAATATCATTCCATCCTCTATCTACTTGATGAAACTTTTGAATATTTTGTAACTGTTTTATTTCCTCTACTTCATTTTTAGGAGCTGCAATAGCAGAATAATGAACTGCTAGTCCTTTAATATCTATATTTGTAGAGTAAGCATTTTTAGGAGGCTTTGCTCCCCATTGTTCTCTTGTTATTTGTTTCATAAGTTACCTTATAACTCTAATATTACTCCATTTTTCTGAGCCACCAATTACAAGAGTAAGAACTCCTGCAGAGTTTCTGCCTCCATTAGTATTATCAAACCATTCAGATCCAGAATCTAAGCTAGGAGCTTGAAGTATTAATCTTTTGCCATCTGATTCATAAGCAGAAAAGAAGTGATAATGCCCCATAAGTAAGAGATCAGAATCAGCTATTTCAGATCTAGCCAAAGATTGATTAGCTAACCAAGTTCTTGCTTTTGCTGATTAGCCAACCAAGTTCTTGCTTTTGCTTGTGGATTGCCTCCACCTCTCATCTGATGCCCATGCACAAGAGTTACTACTGTATCTGATATATCTAAGGTTATAGATAAGGAATCTGGCATAATAAAGTCTATTTTGTCTTTATATGCAGGAGCTTCTTTAAATATCTCTGCTAATTCCTCTCCAAGCATAATATCTCTATTATCTGAGAATGTTGTAAAGCTCTTACCAGAGTTTCTAGGCTCTCCATGATTACCTGCAATAAAACTTACTACAGTCTTGTCAAACATTGGCACAAGCTCCTTAAGAGCTGTATAAGCCATTCTCCTAGCTACTTTCTGCTGTTGTCTGTAATCTAGCTCAACTGTAAATTCTTGTTGAGCATAAAAGCCTGTGCATCCCTCAACAATATCTCCAAGTCCTGCAATAAATAACTGATCTATTGTTTCAGATTTTCTTAATGTTTTAATTTGTTCTTTTATCTTAGGAATAGCACTCATCCATCTTTCAATAGTTGCTTCTGTTCCCTCTTTACCTATTTGCCAATCAGATAAAGCTATACAAAATGTTTTAGTGTCTTTTGTTGGCTTTTTCTTAGGTGTAGGCTTTTTCTTTTTAGCTGCATTTAAAAGTTTCTTAAAATCATCATCAGGCATATAAGCCTTATTAGATACAATTTTTGCTTTAAAATAATATAATCTTTCTATAGATCCATTACCAACATTAGAATCCCAGAATCTAATTTCTGCTGTATCTTGTAAAACTTTATAATTCTTTGCATCTGCTCCAAAATAGCTTTCTAATTGTTCTTTCCAATCAATCTTATTTTCTTTTTGTGGAGCTGATACTATCTCTCCAGATTTAGTCTTTTCAGAATAAGATATTGATGGCTCAAAGCCTTTAGGATGAACTACTTTCTTTTTAGATGTTCTAGGATTTCTATCCTGTACAGTTTCAGCAAACTTTTTTAAATTACTTGATTCTGCCATCTCTATAATCCCTAAAGTATCTTCTTACTGTGTTGTAGTTAAGATGTGCAAACTGCTTATAGTTATCTACTAAATATTGTGCAGCTATAGTGTCTGATAAATACTCTTGTTCAGCTTCTTTTGCCACTTTAAGGAATATTGCTCTTGCTTCTGGATTATCTAAGATAAACCTAGTTGCAGCAAATTGCCCTGTTGGTCTTTTGCCCTGCTGTTCTGAGTATTGAGTTAATGATTTCATTATTCAACCTCCTATAAGTCTAGGATAGTTAAATACTATGACAAATTTATGGCTTTGGAAACTGATCCTTAATAGGTTGTATAATATCTGCTTTCCAAGCATCTAAGCCATGATGAAAGATGTAATCTAATTGGTCTCCAATAGCAGGATAGGCTTCTTGTCTTTTTTGTATATATCCAAACTCTTGTTCATTGAATTTATTATTAGCACAATCTACAACCATCTGCTCAAAATCATCATCAGAAATAGGTAATCTTTGATTATTAACTTGTTTAAAGATACCATCTCCATCTCTAAGAGCTTGAAGTTCAGATCTACATTCTGCTTGAAATTCTTCTAATGTTGCCATATTACTCCTATCTTACTATATATTTCTTATACTTACTTCTTTAATCCATATAATGTGAATTTTCCTGCTGATGTATTTGCAGAACTTGACATAAAAAATTGTATTCCATCTCTAGCAGTTCCTGTTGAAGTAAAAACTTGCCCACCTTGTGTTCCAAAAGCATTACCAAAATAATCTAAATTACTCATTTCATTTGTTATAAAAGC